GCACCTGTAGTAGTTAATACTGTGCTGTCGATAGAAAACTCAGTACCGCCTAAACTAAGACCTGTTCCTGCTGTATATTCAGTATCAGTAAATACTGCATTGGCAGGAACTGAAGTTTTAACATTATCAAATGCCCAGTTAGAACTGATTGCCGCACTTGTATTTCCGTCTACAGGAGTATCGTGTACTGTAACTTGAGTATTATCATTTACCCAAGGCACATTTACAAACATCTTCCCACTATCCAGTTCTACAGGATAATTCTTGCCTGATTCACTATAACCTATTTTTACTAATCCCGCGGTGTTAGATGTAGCAGTAGAGTACTCAGTATTTGCAGAGCTTATTGTGATACCACTGTTACTTGTTCTTGTAATTGTGGTTGCACCGCCTCCAGTAAGAACAATAGAAGTATCCGCGCCAGAGGCAGTAGAATCCAATCTAATTGCTGGATCATCATTGTCTCCACCAGTTTCATCAACAGTGACTGTGAATGTTGTGTCAGTAAATACAGCACTAGCAGGAACAGAAGTTTTAACATTATCAAATGCCCAGTTCGAGCTTATCGCAGCAGTAGTGCTTCCATCAACAGGACTATCGTCTACTGTAACTTGAGTATTATCATTTACCCAGGGCACATTTACAAACATTTGTCCGTTGCTTAATTCTACAGGATAATTTTTGTTGTTTTCTGCATAGCCTATTTTTACAAGCCCAAGAGTATCACTCGCAGCGGTAGAGTATTCTGTATTTACAGAAGAGAAGCTTAATTCAGAATCCCCAGAACGAGTTACCGTTACATTAGTTCCGCCTGTAAATGTAATATCATCTGTACTGGTATCGCTACCCGTCAATCTCAGCTTAGTAGTAGCTGAAGGAATGCTTGTAGTATAAGTAGTATTGTTGTCCGGAAGAGTTACTGTGTCGGCACTACCTGTTGCCAAGTTAAGAGATAGAGTAGTTCCAGAAATACTAATTGGGTTAGTAGATGCAAGAGCTTGCGAGCTTGAAGTACCTACCTTATTTGCTAGAGAATTAGTAACAGTGGTAGAGAAAGCGGCATCATCTCCTAAAGCAGCTGCTAATTCATTCAATGTATTCAAAGCACCTGGGGCACTGTCTACTAGTCCACTCACTTGAGTATCTACATAGCTTTTTGTCGCGATTGTAGTAGTATCTACGGATATTGTTGCTACATCTCCAGAAACCCCTACATTCATGCCTGTAGTAAAGTCAAGGGTATCTGCTGCTGCTGCTTCCTGTGTGCTATCTTCTTTGATAACAATACCAGCGATTGCGTCAATAGTAGAAGTGTTATCAATCGATACACCACTCATTGATACACCAGAGATAGTTAAGTCAGAACCATCCCATAAAATATATTTAGCATTATCACCAAATACGAACTTACCCGCATTTAAGTCAATAAACGCACCGTTTTCATCACCGCTTGGAGCAGCGTTTGCATCTGGTATAGGATCAGTAACACTACTCTTCATGGTACCTGCAGTAATACTACCCATATTTGCACTAACCGCAGAAAGCTGATTTACATTAATCTTATCGGCATCTACCGCATTACTAGAAATTTTATCTGTAGTAATTGCATTTGCCGCAATAACACCTGCGGTAACCGCACTGGCATCAATAAGCGTTGCAACAACAGAAGTAGCTGCAACACTTGTTGCAACAACAGAGTTTGCTGCTAACTGATCTGCTTGAATTGCATTAGCAGCAACTTTATCTACTGTAATTGCATTTGCAGCTAGAGTATCTGTTTTAACAGAGTTCGCAGTAATAAGGTCAGCAACTACCGAGCTAGCTTTAATATGTTTTGTAGTAATAGTATTAGCTGCTAGTTTATCTACTGTAATTGCATTTGCTGCTAAAGTATCTGTTTTGACAGAGTTCGCAGTAATAAGGTCAGCAACTACCGAGCTAGCCTTGATATGTTTTGTAGTAATAGTATTAGCTGCTAGTTTATCTACTGTAATTGCATTTGCTGCTAAAGTATCTGTTTTAATAGAGTTCGCAGTAATAAGGTCAGCAACTACCGAGCTAGCTTCAATATGTTTAGTAGTAATAGTATTAGCTGCTAGTTTATCTGTATTAATAGCATTTGCAGCTATCTTATTAGTAGAGATGCTACCTGATACTAATAGGTCACCGTCTATAACCTGAGTGCGTTGAGACCAACTAGATCCATTATATATAAACACTACTTGAGCAGTTGGAGAAGCCTCGCTTCCTGTATAAAAATATGCTTGATCTCCGGCAACAGGTTCACCAGGTCTATCTGTCCAACTAGCATCCCAAGCTGCGTCGGCAGTAGTATTATTTGTAGGTGCAGCATTTACAGGCACATTCCATGTACCTGGGCCTCTAGCTCCTGTGTCCCCTACTTTTGTTCCTGAAAAAACTTCTATATCTACACTTGTCTGGCTATCAGAGTATATAGTGTCTGTAACCTCTACTTTTATAGTCTCAGGCATAGAGCTCAAGGCACTAGGGGCTGTATAAGTAAAGGTGGCACCTGTTTGCCCAGTAGAAACCCCGTTTTTAAACCAAGCATATGCCAATGAAGAGTTAGATGCAGATCTTCCTTGAAGGTCTACAGACAATGTTGAAGTAGTAGGATTACCTGTTTCTATAGCTGTACCGGCTTCATTATATGTAAATACTTTTACAGTTGGTACTATTCTAGCTACAAGTATTTTTCTTTGCCTTGCTGAACTTGTTACACCTTGTCCCGATGTATATTCCGAGTCTGTGGCTTTAGGAAAGTAGTCAGACTTAATAAATTTCTTTCTAGATCCCGAAATATTAAATAGTTTCTGTGTAGCAACGTGTCTTATCCAGTGATACCTAACTGCGAAAGTACTTGAAGTGTTTCCTGGGCCAGTTGGTACGTATGAAAAACTATTATCTGAAGTTGTACCTATTAATATTACAGGTGAAACAGTACCAGTTTGACCACTAGTACCTGTATCATTTGCAACAAATATTGTTCCTACAGTATTTGTTGCTGCACCTATAAGTTCAAAGTTTGTATTTCCGACGTTGGTAATTCTATATTTATGTCCTGCTATTAAGCTACCTGCAGATATAGAGTCTGCAAAGTTATTTGTATAGCTAGCCCAAATTTCTGTACTATGACTACTTTCTAAAAAGTCAGAAGCATTAGTCCATTGAAGATCTATAGATGTAACATTTAAGTCAGACACACTCTTTAGATTAGTAGGTCTAAGTGGTTTAGGAGTATCTGCAGGCTCTACGCTTCCAGACTCAATATCATCAAAAGATGAAGGTTCTGATACTTTATAAATTGCATCGCTGTGTTCAACAGCTGTTACTAAAACATTGCCATCTTGTTTAAAAGTTAGACTTGTAATTCTAAAATCTTTAGAATTAAAGTCAAAAGGCTCATGTGTAAGCTCTATAATACTACCTGCAGTTAATAACATACCTTTTGGAGGCATAGTAAATTGAACTGTAAGACCATATCTAGATTTTCTGAGTGCTTGCTCTACCTGCATTCTTGCATTAAAATAATTAGTAATACCGGGTAGTTTTGTACTACCTTTTTTCGGTAATCCTTTATCTTGTTTTAAGTATTCTGAATCAAAGAACGTAACAGTACGACCTTCATAATTAGTATGAGGATCAATAATGGTAGCAGACATATAGTTCTTACTTCCTTTTAATCCTCCATCATTTAGTTTAATTCCGCCTATTATATCATTAGTATTTATTTTTTCTAGTTCATCAACAGCTGTCTTCTTACCTGCTATACGTAGTTTATATAATCCTCCGGTGAAAGATATAATTCCATTAAACTGTTGTGCCATTTCAATAATATTATCAAAAAGCGGTTGAGAGGTGTCAATAACTTGGTTCATTTGATGACGAGTAGCGTATCTTTGAGTTTTCTCTTCCCAACCTATATATTTCCAATATTTAACTTGAGATGCATCATATAAAGAATAGCCGCTTCTTCTAAAATCTTCATGTGCGTCATCCCAGTCTTTAACAATTGGGTTTCCATCTCCAGATACACCTGCTTTTGAAAGCATTACATATCCAGCAGCTGTTCCCGTACCGTCTCCTCCGTCTTTATAAAGTGCAATACTAGTAGAATCTTTAGCTATAAGTGTTTTACCTGCCGATGCATTAACACTCTTAAAATAGAAAGCATTGCCTCCATAGTAAAGATCTCCATTAACATAATAAAGTAAATCACTAGATTCATAACCTCTTCCTGAATATTGACAAATTTGTCCGAAACACTCTGTAAAAGTTACTGTTTTATAGTGTCCTATACCTTTTAAATACTTTATAGTCGATACGCTTTTAACTTTACCTGACCACGCATTTTTAACTGTACTAAAAGTTTTTCGTAAACTCCATCTATCTCCTACACTATATCTTGTTCCATGATTGCTAGGGACTACTACAGTTACATCAGATCTTTCATCACATAGTCTAGCAGAATTTAAGAAACTCTCTAGGTCTACATCTTTACTTACAGATAATCCTTTGCCATACCTTTCACTAGACATATAATCTAGTAGTTGTAATGCTGGGTTTAAAGAATGTCTTAAATCTTGAGGAGTTTTAATTGCGTAGTAAGTATCGCCACCCCCCGGCCAATCACCATTATTATCTCCTACCTCTAAAAAGGCAGTTTCCCAGGGGGAGTCTACAAATGCAACTTTAGTAGTACCGTCATAATGTGTAATTCTTCTACTTTGACTTATATTTCCATCCTTAAGTGCTTTGGTAAGAGTAATCATTTTATTAGTATAAATACCGTCAACGGAAGACGCATTAGAATCTAATAATACTGCGTTTACTACACGAACACTGTGCCAGTCTTGAGGTGCACTAGCGGAAAATCCTGTGTAGCCCTTGACTTTTAAAGTATCTGCAGTTACTCCTAGAGTTGTTACCTGAGTATAATCTACTCCCGAATAATTTATATAATTACTATCTTTAACCGTAGGGGTTGATGGATAATTCCAGAAAAACTGTATTAGTGAACGAGAATCTCCTAAAGCCACTCTATCTACCGCAGTAGGTAAGTCTGTATATATAATAGAGCTAGGTGATATTACTGCGTACTTTTTCTGCTGAGTTGTAGAGGCTTGTTCTTGTGCACGTGTGTAGGTATCTCCATTACCATCTTGAACTGTTGTTTTAGTGGGAGCATCAGACCCTGTGTAATCGACTACCTTTCCACCACCATACCAAACTTGTATGTTATGCAGAGAAGAATTTGATGCATTCAAATTTACATACCAAACCTTACTAGTATGATTGTTGCCGGTGATAACATACTCTCCTGAATTATTTGCTAAAGTCAGACTATGAGTATCTGTGTTAGTATCGTAAGTTTGATCACTATTTATAAGTCCAGAACCTAAACTTTCAGGAACAGTACCAGAGATAACAGTATGGGAACCGACATTCATATAATAGTAATTAGTACCATCTGTCATGTAAAAAGTTTGTACGCCTGTAAGGTTGGGGGGAGTCTCCCATCTATATCTATATACGTTTTTCTTGAAAAAAACTGAATCAGTATCCTTAAACTTATCTATAATTATAGTATTTGAAACTAGTAATGTATCTGACGAAGTATCTGCTGCCGCTTCTGAAGTAGAGAGAGCATATAAACTAACTGTTTTTCCTTCATAGAAGTTATTATGTAAGCTCTCTAGTACGTTTGCACTATCCTGAATTATGCTGCTATTATGTAGTCTATATTGTCTAGGGGAATAACTTCCATCATAGTTGTAACACTCAATAGATTTTCCTTTAATAATATACTCTAACTGAGGTACTGTAGACTCCCCCGAAGGTATTTTATACTCAATAGCAGCATAAGCTGTATCTAGTAACCTATGGGAAGGGCCCCAGTAATTCCAAGGAGTTCCGTAATATTGTTGTCCTATTTTAAAACCGCTTTTATTCTCGTTTGAATGAGCTGCGGCTTGCTCAAGCATTCTGTTACTGGCCTCTTGATCAGGTCCTCCCAGCTTAAACTCTGCTAGTATGTCTGCTCCAAATCTCCATACAAAAGTCTCTTCGTCTAGTATACCTGTAGAGCTTATATCTACACCATCCTTATCGACTGAGTTATTTAAGAAGCCCGTAGGAACTTGTATATTTTCGTATGCTCCTCTTCCATACAAAACCTGTCGCCACGACTGTCCAGGAATTAGAGATCTAATAGTTTTCATCTCTGCTCCTGACGTAGGCTCTAAAACATCACCTCTAGTTTTATGTCCATGGCATACTATCTCTACCTCTCCTTCGTCAAATTTATGTTGATACTCTCCACCGTTTCGTAAGTCATAGTCACTTTTATCAATACATATAATTGGAGTATCGTCAAGCATAATATCATATACACCTCCGATGCGCCCTTCTGACATAACATCTACTTTAAATATTGTACTGGCAGAGTTGTAAGCGGTATCTACAAACACGCAGGTAGGCTTAACCTTTCTGACTCCATATACTACAGGTATAGATTTAGAATTAGTATGAAAATCAAGAACAGTAGTATTTTCTCGAATAGTTTCTGTTTCTCTTAGACGTTTACCTCCGGGCCAGCCGCCATTAATATCTACCTGCTTATAACCTTTTTCTATAGTTTGATACTTTACTTGTATATTAAAAGCGCTGTTTGCATGTAAAAATCCTAGATCTCCTGCGTATTCTTCACGAATAAGAGCGGCATTATCTGTGATACCTCCAGGGCCCAGACCTCTGTGAGCTCCATCATCAGTTATACGTCCTGTAACTTGTAAGAAATCTCCCCAATGACTTGTAAGTGTCCAATTAACACTTGATTTGGTTAGATTTTCATCAATAGATCCATTTGTTACAATACCTTTAAAATATATAAAAGGTTCGCCAATAATTTGTCGTGTTTCTGGATTAATATGCGCTCTATATATGTAAACCTCTCTATTTAAGTAGTTTACATACGCGGCGGTTTTTTCGTGTAATAAAGATGTCAAAGACTCAGTAGCCATTGATATAGAGTGAAAAGTCTTACCTCCGGAAGCCGCAAAAGTAGTAGCAGTGTTGGCGCCTTCGAAAGAAACAGAAGACCAACCAATACCTATACCATCGTCAAAGAAACTAGTAATACGAACATTAGCAGTAGGCCCTCCTTCTTGGCGTTCAACTTTTAAAATATCCCCTATAGAAAATCCTTCGTCTATAAAGTTAAAATGTTCTCCAGTGTTTATAGGAGGGTTTGAATTAGGCCCTCTGCGAAGTGTGCCATGTTCTGTTGAAGTTTGGCTATCATAGGCTACTGCAAATTGCATTCCTTGAGGAGTACTTAACCCTAAAGAAGAGCCATCCAACTCTAACTTCATGGTAGTAGCTTTAGCTTTAATAGTTTCTCCATTTTGTCCAATTTTTAGTATTTTATTTGGTAGGTACGTACTACCTCCAAAAGAAACTGCGTAAGAGTTATCTGTAAGATAAATATAGTCATCCACACTTCTTTCATCTCTCTGAAAGTTAGTAGTAGATTTAAGGTTAGCCCTTTCAAATTTTACTAAATTTACAATAACATGAGAATCTCCATTTGCTAAAGAATTTACTAATGTTGTTTGATGGCTTGAGTTATTACTAAGTGTTCTTACGGTCATTTATCTTTGAACCTCTTCCAAACTTATTGAAAAACTATATAAGTTGTCTGTATTTAAATTATATGATTGAGTGTCCCGAGTTTGTATAACTCTAAACATGGGATTATGAAAATTAACTTTAGTGTTATTAGGCACTGTTTTTTGTAATGCGGGTATGAAATGTATACGCAACTCTTTATTGCTATCTGAAGGCCCAGTAGTATTAGTAAGAAAATGTGTTTGGGTTTCTACTTTAGTAATTTGATAGGTTTTAGTATGCGTTGAATCGTCAAAAGTAAATACATCTCCAGGTTTAGGAGTGCCATCCGATGCGCGATTGTAGTCGGAAGCTGCATCTATCATTATATTGGTAGTACCTGCATCTCCCTCTGCTGCCGACAAAAAGTCAGCTTGATTACTATCTGCTACATAAGTTGCAAATGCAGTATCTCTAGGAGCTTTATACTGAGGCAATGATACGAAAAAAGGTTTCAAAGAACCCCGTTTATCTAGTAAAAAGGAGTATATAGGATCAAACTCTTCTCGAGTCATGGGGTTATATCCTATATCTATTTTCCACTTGTGAGCTCCACCCAGGGTTCTACTTATTACTTTGCCAGAATTAGTTCTGCTATTAATTACTTTATTTTCAGAAGATAATTTAACACTTTTGTATCCAAGTCCGTTCCCACCACTAGATACTGATTGTCCGGCGTCGCCTATACCATTATCTGGGTTGGGTAAAATATTTGTAAAAGAAATAGTCATTAGTATGTAATATCCTCAACGTCTTCTAAAAAGAGTTGTCCGTTTTCATTTGCTGCTTCTCGAATCATTCCAATAATACTACCTCTTTGATCCATTAGCAATTCTTCAACTCCTTTAGCATCAACTGAGCTTATATTAAAGCTAACATTTGTAGGAGTAGTTTGTGTAATATCTTCTGTTTCGCCTGCAGGTATAATATCTCCTGGAGTTTGTGGCATAAATAATTCTGGACCTTGCTCCCCAACTACAAAACCTGTAGGTCCGCCTTCTGCTCTATTTTTGTATCCAGCAAATGCCGAAGTAAAGTCACCTGCTCCAGTACCTTTACCCATACCTCCACGAGCATAGTGCATCTCTCCCTGGACATTATTTCCTTTTGCTAGATCGATTTTACTTTCTCTTTTTCCTGATTGTGCTTCGGTAGGCATACTTGCTGAAGGAGCTCCAGAACCACCGCCATTGTATTTAGTAGAAGCAATAATAGAAAGCTGAGCAGCACCCAATATACCCGTAGCTACCGCCATAGGTATATTTTTGTCAGACATATAATTCATAATACCGTCAGCGGTACTAATGATTACAGAAGCCATCTTCATTAATTTTTTGCGTTTAAATGCTTTCTTTTCTTCTTGTTCTTTTTTCTTTTCAAGTGCTTTTAGCTTGGCAACACTTTCTGCAGATTTACCATCACGTTTCTGCTCGGCTGCAATCTCTGCGTCAATATTTGCAATCTTAGCTTTAGAAGCTCCTGACATCATAGCACTGGCTCCTGCTACCATACCACCTAACATTTCTGCCGTACTCGCTGAGTCAGTAATAGCTTCACTAAATGCTAAAGCACCATTAAGTACTTGACTAACACCTTCCCCTTCTGGACCTAGTAAAGCCATATCTGTTGCGGTACCTGCAATCATTCCTCTAAGAGCTGCAAGATTAGAGGTTGCTCCTGAGACGGTTGGCGCTTCTTCTCCTTCTCCTCCATCTGCTGTTATAGCACCTGTGTCTGAAGATCCTCCAAGAGTTGCGTCAACTTGTCCGGTTACTTGACCCGCTACTGCATTGGCTTGTGCTACTGCGTCAGTAGCTGCAGGGTCGGCAGTTGTTCCACCTGCTTGTACAACACCTGCCTGGGTAATTTTCTTAACAGTATCAGAAGTCTCCGATGAAGTAGCTGCATCAGGTACTTCTACTCCTAGTTTGTTGGCTATCTCTTGTAAAAGAATAATCTGGTCAGTGCCCGTTTTTCCTATCACGTCTGCTACAAACTTCTCGCCCTCAGTGACCTGTGTTGATATAGATCCTATATTTTGCTCTTCTGCTTTAGAAGTACCTCTTATAGCTGCAATTGCTCCTAAAAAGCCTCCTGATTTTCCTGCTTTTTCAATAGAGTTATCTTTCTCTGCTTGTATAGTTTCTAATGCAAGAGTTTTTTCCAATTTTGCTGTATTAATCTTCATTTGATTTGCTTGTTTAGAAAGATTAAGTGACTGTTGTGCGGCATTTAAAGCTGCTGCTTCTTGAGCATCTATACCGCCACCGGAAGCTGCCATTTCTGCCTTTAATAGATTAAACTTTGCGTCCATAAGAGCTTCTTCAGCTTTAATAGTTGCAACCTTTAAGTTGTACTCCATATTAGCAATTTGCGCTCTTCGTTGTCTAGATTCTTCTTCATTCTTTGCTGCTGTTTCTAGGCTTTTAGGATTGCCAGAGGCATTAGTATTTCTTAAAGTTGCAATTTCAGCTTCTAAGTCTGCTTGCTTCGAAATTTCTCCAAAGATGGCACCTTGAGCATCTAGAACGCTTTTTGAGTGTGTAGCCCTTTTTTCTTCTATTTCCGCAATCTGTTGCGCTTGTAGTTTGGATACGCTTAGAGTCTGTTGCTCCTCTTCTAGTATTAGAAGCTGTGCCTTCATGGCAAGAGTTGCATTTTCTAATTGTAGACTAAACGAGTTAGAACCGCCATTTAAAGAATCTATAGCTGCATTAAGATCCCCTGTAGGTATTTGTTCTTCACCTGCCTTTTCTCTCTTTTTATTAATTACATCAATTTCTGATTTCAATACAGCCATTCTAGCTTTTAAAAGAGTTTCTTCAAGTGCTATTGATGCTTTCTTTATTTGAAACTCTCGTAGAATAGCTGTAATTCTTTTCTTTCTTGATTCTTCATCAAGTTTACTGGCTGCAAGCTGAGCTGGAGTTAGTTGACTATCTCTACCTGCTGCTCTATTAGCTGCTCTTACTTGTAGTTTTTCAATTTTTTCAGTGAGAGTGAACGACTCTTTTTGAGCAGCTAGTTTTCTCTTTAAAGTATCAAGTACTGCTTTTTCAGCTGTTTGATTCTCTTGAACAATAGTTAATTTCATTTTTTCAAGACGTACTGTATCTTCTAAAGCTTTAGTTCCTTCAGTAATTTTTATATTTAATAACGTCTGTTCGTTTGTTAATTTAGTTATTACAGCATTTATTTTTTCGTACGTCTTTTTTTCTTCGTCAGTTGCTTTCTTACTATCAATCTTAACTTTCAATCCTTCTATTTGATTCTGATTAAATTCTATTTGCTTTGTTATGTTGTCACTTTGAATTTGACGTATTGTACCTTCAAGTGTAATTTGATCTTCAAGACTCTTTAAAGTATTTGATTTTTTGGCTGTCTCTATATTTAGCCCTAGTTTTGCAGTTTCTAACTGTAATTTTGAGAGTACTTGACGTTTTTGCTCTGTTTGGTATATTTCTTGTACTTCAGCAAACTGATCTCTCATGAGTAAACCTAATTTTTTCTCTACTTCAATAAAGGGAGCTTTTGCCTGAGCTAAGTCTTTATTCAAAGCGATTAATTTTTCTCGTGCCTGAATTTCTACTGATGAACTACTAGCTGCTCCACCTTTTATACTTTTAATACCTGATGCACTGTCATTTATCTTTTTCTGGTTTGCTGCTATTTCCTTATCTATTTCTTTCTTCTGTTTGGCTAGCTCCTTTAAGCCGTTTGATTCAGCCTGAAGATCAAATAAAACTATTTGATCTGAGTTTAACCCCTCTTGTAGTATTTTACCAAGATTTATATCTTTTGCCGTACTTAACGTTTTAAACAAGTCGGATATGCTAGAAGTCATCTCATCTACTGATGTCGAGACTTTCATTGTATTTAAATAATCTGCTACGACTTCTTTTGACGTTTTAATAGCTTCTCCTACAGCTCTTGCTGAGGCTGCTTGTGCATTCTGTGCTTTTACGAAGTTAAACGCTTCTTCTTTCGCAAGAGTCATAGCTGCCTTGCTATTGTCTGTAGCAAGAGCAGTTGCATTTGTTACACCAAATTGTTTTTGAAAAGCTGCTGTTAGAGTACTACTACCTTTCAGTAGCTCATCTAAAGCATCTATCTGCTCTTGATATGATCCATTGTTGGCTATACCTGCCTTATCTAGTTCTGTGTATTTAGTAATAAAAGTACCAAGAACATTGTTCATGGCAGTATAGGATCCTACTAAACTTCGTATTTTTAAAGATTGACCACTAAAAGCAGCATCTACTTCTTCTAAATTACCTGCTAGTTCTTTTTGTGCCTCTGCAAGTGCTTTTGTTTTTTCTTCGTATTTCTTTTGCTCATCGCTTTTAAGTGCATTTGCGAGAAACTTATATGCGTCCACCAGCATCTGAATAGCCATGATAGCCATACCTATAGCTCCAAGAGCTCTCATAAGTCCAGCACCTAAAGTTTTAAGTGCCATACCTAGACCTTTTGCTGCTATGCTGGCAAGGTTCATTGCTCCTGAGAAAGTAAATACAGATCTGGAGGCTATTTTTAAAGCAGCAGTTTGAAGCTTAATTGATCTATTTACATTTTTCATAGCAACGCCAAAGCGCCCTTCTGCTAGAGCTGCTTGTGCTTTTGCTGCTGCGAATTGAGCGGCTGATTGCCGTCCTTGAGATTGGGAAATATTTAATCTAGCAATGATCTTATTAGAAGTGTTAACTCGTTGATTATATTCTTTTTGAGAAATGCCTAATTGCCTAGTAGTGCTCGACAAGTTTTTACCTGTAACAGCTAATTGTGCTTCTTGATTTTGTCTTCTTCTTAAAAGTCCTAGATTTGTAGCTTGAGACTGAGCCTGACCTTTTATGGCTTTATCATATGCTTGAGCATTACCTTTACCATCTTTCATAGACTTGATAACATTTGTCAAAGCTACAGAAGACCTATTCATGATACTAACATCTTGTAGTTTTTTACGGTTTAAGTCTGAGGTAGCCTTTGAAGCTTCTCGAGTCTTTGTCACCATAGAAGATAAACTTCCAAGAACTTGACTAGAGATAGTATTAGCGAAAAGAACCAATACACTTGTAAGTGCTATTGGTTTTTCAGCAAGTAATTTAACTATGGGGGCGAGTAGATCTGCTATTCCGCCGATACCTGTTTTTGCTAGATTCTGTAATGATGCGGATAATTTATCGAAAGGGTTTACATCAACGTCGCCCAAAGCTCCGAACTTTTTCTCCCCTTCTTCAAGAGTTGCATTCAAGAATGCTTGTCTTTTCTCAAAGTTTGAAAGATCACTGGCACTCTTGCCAATGCTTTGAGCATATGTTTCTGTGGCTTCATCAAGACGAACCATAATACCTAATTCATCAAGTAGTTCTGGTTCTAGTTTAGTAACACCACGAGTAAGACGGTTCATAGAGTCTTGTAGGTCACGCCCCAAAGCTACAGAAGCTTTACGAGCTACTTCACCAAACTCTTCAATTCGGCTTGCATCTATACCTGCACTAGTAATGAGAGCAACAGAACGCATTGATTCTTCCAAACTGATTGCGTGTCCTGTTGCCTCTACTAAACCTCTTGATAAGGTGTGCATTGCAAGACCACTAGCTTTACCCATCTCTACTAGACCGGCTTCTAGTTGTGTGGCTTGAGAAGCTCTAGATAAGGCTCCGAAACCTGCGGTTAGTGCGAATATGTTTGCTGCAAGGCCTGCGTAGGCAGCAACTAAGCCACCTCCGCCTTCCATCTGGCCCGACATTTTAGAGAAAGCTTTGGTGCTGTTCATTCCAGCTTGTGCAACACCTTTCTGCTTCTTACTATACTTATCAGCGGCGGCTCCGGCTCGATTAGTTGCCGCAGCAGCTTTATCAGCTTGCTTCGCTACTTGTTCGAGATTTCCGTCACTATTAACCTTAAACGTAAGAGTAACTGTATTATTTGCCACTATCGCTTTCTCTTTAGCTTCTCCCTTTCTCTTTTAAGTGATTCCTGAGATTGTTTGACAGCTCTTGACTCTAAATAAGTCATTATTTCTAAAAATAGTTCAACATCCTGTATTTTATATGCGTCTATAAAATGTTTTAAATTTGTATAGTCTTTTCCTATAAATCCTATGTCTGGGTAAACTCTATCACCTAACATATTGAAAGCATTCATTGCCGATACTACTATATCAGGAAAATCACTTAAGTCAGGAGGCATTTGGTCTGGATCTGGCTCCCTGTTTAATTGTTCACACATCGAGAGATACTTATCTCTCGTCATTTTTGCATCGCTGTTATTAAAGTACTTTTCCAGCCTTTCCAGTAGTTGTTCCTTTTGATCCTGTACGAAAGTTATCAAGATCGAACACCACCTCGTTCAGCCAAGTATCAAATTCAGTAGAAGAACTAACCAGTGTTTCTGCATTATCTGTAGTATACTCTAGTTCTTCTTCAGGGTTTTGACCGCCCATATCAATTAATAGTAAAGTCTCTAAATATTCTAAGGTTAGACCTTTCCAACCTTTTACTACTGATTTAGTAAACTCTGAGACAAACTTTTCTTCGTCTAAAGACTCGATTACTTGTCGTGTTTTTCGATCAAACTTCTGACCTGTGCACTTCTTTCTAAGACCTGTAAGTTCTTTTCTTGAAAGATTTGCTACTTCTACTTGAAATCCTGATAGACCAGGAAAATCAATCCAAACCGACTTAGTGTCGATCATTAATTTTTTAAGTTCCATTGTTGCTCCTAACTTTATTTGTTGTATGTAATGGTTGTGGTTAGTGCCTGATTACTTGTATTTCTCCAATCATAGTTTTGTAAAAATAATTCACTGACTGTAGTTCTATTAGTGAAAGAACAAGTTGGCATATTAAAATCCAATCCGTAAAAAGTACTCCCAATTACTTCACCTACTCTTACTCTTAAAGGAGTGGACGTGTCAAACGTTTGCAATTGAGCGCTATTACTATCGCATAAATATCTAGATATATTACCTGCTAACGACTTCTTACTAACAATATAACTTTGTGGGAATACTGCATTCGAGGATCCTGTTACTGCAATCCCTGCGTCTACTGTCATATTCGGTGTCCACTTTATTGAATTCTGAAGTTCTACTTTTAGTGCTAATACTTCTGATGATATATCCGTATTACCTGTGCCCAATGTCAACGTAACCTGTCCTGTTTGTAAATACTGTAGGTTAGGATTAACCGATACAGCAGTACCTGGAAAGGAATAAGAGCTAAACGCTCCTACTTTTGAGAGCTTTGATGCACTACCAGAAACTTTAAGGCTCAGGGGTTTGGATCGCTCGATCCCGTATGTCCCATTTGCAATAACACATTTCTCTAATTTAAATACATCCTGCTCAGTTGAAATATATAAATCAAACGACTCACAATCTAAAAGTCTATCATGTACAATTTTAGTTGAAGATTGTGCGTAATTATCTTTATAAAAAAATACCTGAAACGAAAAGTTTGCAGGGTTTGCTTTTTTAATATTTGATCTATCAAAAAAGTTGTTCTGGTCGTGTAATGTCTTGACCGAATTAGTTTTATCTGTAAAGGTTTGGCTAAACGAAAGTTCAGGGCCTACCTCTAGTGTATACCTGTACCCGCCGTGTACCAAATATACTTTGGCTTCCTGTTTAATGTTATAATTAGCCATAAATCTCCAGATAATAAAAAAGGGGTCTGAAAAAGACCCCTTTCTTAACTTTTTCTATCTCATATTATAGTGCAAAGGACCATAAATGTCAAGAAATATTTTTCAGTATGTTATGCACCTATATATAGAACTTCTAACTCGTCAGTAGCGCCGATATCTGTTGGTAGTGCGTGGAAGTTAACTTCAACACCTACAACATCTTCAACATTATGAGAAGGAACTTCTAAGTGACATTGGTCCATATCAAACTCTACTCGTGGAGTAGATGATGATCCGCCTACTTGGAATAGTAGAGCAAATTTATTCTTAACTGCACCTTGCGAACCAAGTAGATCTTCAATAAGATCAGCACTTGAGCCTGCATTGTGATCTAAGTAACAAGTAAAGCTACCTGATACAGTACGACCTCCAAGAGTGTGTCCTAAAGGCTTATTAACTTGACCTAAGCTGGCAGGAGTTACATATTCTACGTTATTAGTAATAGTAATGCTTCCACCTGTAAGTACTAGATTATAAGATCCTTGAATGTCTCCGCCCATCGCTGAAGCTACAGTAAGCTGGGTCAAACGGTTACGAATAAAGCTACCAGTATTTTGAATTTCGACATCAGTAACTTCCATTGTTGCACTACCGATAGCAGTAACAGTACTGCCTGCGGCTTCACTTAATGATTTTGCAGAACCTGACCAGTTAAGAGTAGTAATACCATCAATATCAAACTCAGCAGCACACTCATTAACAGTAGCATCACCAAGCTCATACCAAATATCGGTATTACCGCCATCAGCAGCATCATTACCCGGGAATTTAAACCAGATTGTAGCTGTAGGGGCAGTTAGTACGTTTGATTTATTGAACTTAACTTTAGCACCGCCATCACCTTGCTCGATAGAATCAGCTTGGGTAAACTTGTTAGTAGTACTATTATAAGCATCATGAGGTGTTTGGTTTAACATAGCCCACATAACTTCTTCAACCATGTGATGCTCGGCAGTGTCGCCCACAGTTCTTTTGAAAGGTCTAGCATAAGTAGAGAAACTCCACTCTGCAGGAGCCATAGAATCGTTAAACATCAAACGACCACGACGGCTAACATTTGAAGCATTTGCCATCTCTTTAACAGCTACCTCTGCTGTATTTGTTGATTGCGAGAAGCTGAAGCCGTCAAGTACAGGAACTTTCCAATAGTCCGTATCGTACTTAACGTAGACCTCTACCTCGCGACTTAAATGTAAAGAATTTGCCATAGTTTATCTCCTATGTATCTTGAAAAGACTTGGACGTGAACTTTTGTTCGTGCCAGTATTTTCTAGTATCGAACCTCTATTGTCATCTCACCTACACCTAAAGGTTCTAGTACACCTTCGTCAGTATCAATACCGACAACTGTGATTTGTTGAGTGTATTGGGTCGTACCAGTACGATCCGTATACGCTAATCTCGAATTATCTTCCAATACAGTTTCCACATCTTCTAGTAGCTCATCGAGAGCTAGTACAGAGTCTTCGTCCTGTACATAACAACGAAGAGTTACTGAAAGGAATCTATCCTTATATCCTCCGCCCTGATATTCTCGGGTTTCGGAACCTGCATTTAGGTGAACTGCAGGAAACTCCTCCACCTCATCCCAAAATTTTAAACGAGGAGAAACATTTTCATTTAAATCTGTTAAAAAATGTCCTGCCCCATTAATTGTTTTTAGCTTGTCAACAAGACCATTTACAATACCTAAACGTCGTGTTGTATAGTCTCTTGTTGCCATTATATTCTCCTAGTAAAGAATCTGCCTATTGCCATATCTTTGGCTACTTCTCGTATAGATCTATCAATTAACTCTCTTGGATCCCTGTTTCCATTTGCCCATGGTTCTTTTCCTGCTCCCTCTTCAAAGACTTGGTAAGGGTTCTTTCTATAAGTATAACCAAAACTTGGAAATCCTTTAGGAGTTTGAGTTACATCTACAACTTCTACGCTATCTGCGAATCTTCCAGATTTATTTACAAGCCCAGGAGATTTCATATTCTTTCTTACTGTTTCTGGCAATCGTTGATTTAACATAGTTAGTAGCTGTAATGGTTGAGAAGCTATAGACTCTTTTTGTTTTCGTCTTTTTAAACCCGCTATTCCCGCTACTTTTATTGCTTGCTTCTTTCTACCTGCTGCCGAACCAGAACTTTTATTCTTCTTAGTTACAGTTTTCTTACTGTGTTTAATTTTTGTATTTTGAGTTTTAACTCTAGTTTTTTTAACTTTCTTAAATGCATCAGTTGCTTTTTTAGCTAACTCTTTTTGTTGTATTGTGGAAAAACTATCTGACCCTTGTAAATCTTCTGCCATAAACTTAATCATTTGAGGGTTATTGACTAGTTCATCCATTCTCTTTCTGGCGGCTGCTACTTGTGCTCTAATTGCCTTACCGTCAAAGTCATTACCTCCTCTACCGATAAGAGAGATTGAAAAAGTTTTATCATTAGTATTTCTCATAAAACTTAAATCAATTCCCAGTTTTTCTAAGTCACTCCGTAACTGTGCTTCTGTTAATTGCTCTTTTGGGTTATTTTTGTTAAACACTAAATTTGCGTGTTTATCAAAAAACTCCCGGGTCATTGTTTCAACAATACCCTCACCCTCTGCGTGACCGGATTGTCCCATTTGACCTTTTGACAGTCTTTGACCTCTTTTAAAAGCTAGATCAAACTTCTCTCTGCCTTTTGTGCCTTCTGAAAATATATCTCTTACACCAAAAAAGAATCTTCTATAAGACTCTCCGTAAACTTGCTTTATTTTATCAAAAACGTCTGCTTGTCCTTGAGCCCAGTTATTTGGACATGTTCCAGTTCGTATATCTGTTGTAAATACAAAACTAAAATTTTTCTCACTACCCGAAAGTCTGGTTATACCGTTTTTTGCTTTTGCTTTTTCATTTAACGCGGATAACTTTCTATATAAGTCTTTTGTAAAAATATTTGCCAGTCTTACTAAGTTATCTGATCTTTTCTTACTTATTCTTATACCACGAGTACGCAACTCTTTTAACATTTCAAGTATAAAAAATTCTTCTTCATATCCAAAAGTATGAGTATATAAGTTATACTCTAATCTCTTCTCTTTGGCTATATCAGGTGCCGATAAGTCGTTATTTAATTCTTCTAAAAACCTTAGTAGACTTTGAGTACTCATTAAAAGTTTTTATATAGATCCAAGACTCTTTTTATATGGTCAGGGAACGCTACGTTATCTCTTTGACTTGAAGAAGCATTATTTTGAATGCTTGCACCTGCTATTGTTTGACGAGCTTTGTGCTCATCTTTATGATAGTAAGTAATCAAATCAATAACCGCTAGTTTTAAATCTTCAGGACAATTTTCATATCCTGCTGTATAAGTGATTTTTACAGATCCTGGGCCGGTAGGCCAATTCACTGCTGTTCCACTTTTATTCACTCTGTAAACAGTATCAGTTGATTTATCTAGGAACCACTCTGTTGCGGGGAGAGTTTTGTAGGAAGCACTATAGCTATCTCTATACTGTACGGTAGTGATCGCATTTGCAGGGCTTTCTGTAAGCTGAACAAGGTTAGTGCCCCAGTTAATTGTAAACTCTTCCGCTTTAGCGGAGCTATAATAATCTACTATACTATTTCCACAATAAGTTTTTACTAATTGACTCACGGAAGTTACCAAAGCTGTCAGACGAGTATCATCAGCGGTTTTCTGAATATTCTCCGAGTCTTTGTATTCTGCAAGTGTTATTAAATTTGCCATAATTCTATAAGTCCATTAGTAAAAACTTGGGGGAGGCGAACCTCCCCGAAGTTTAAAAGTAAAAGTATTACTATTATGTTGATGCTGGGTAACGAATAATCGAAGCCGAGTCAGTATCAGTAACCAACTGGTCGAAACCAACTGATTGACTAGCAACAAGGTTAGTCTTCTGATTAACAACAGAGTACTCAGTCTCGAAGTTTACACCACCAAGACGAGGACGGATGAAGTTAGAAGTATTAACCATGATACCTGCAACGTCCAATACAGCTGCAGAAGGTAATACGTCAGAAACAACAACCTTAATACCGAAGATGCTACCAACTTCACCAGTTAGTTTAGTAGCTAGATCGCTACCAACTTCTGAGATGTCAGTGAAGCCTTCTTGGTGAATCAAGTTGTAGTATACGTCCGGAGCAACAATAATTGCTAGCTCGTTAACATTCTGACCATACTCGTTCATGTTAGAACGTAGGCCTGCTAGCTGAGCTGGAGTAGGACGACGGGTAGCAATGTCAGCAGGTGCAACAGCGGCACCTGTAGTACCAGTACCTGTAGCGAAGCCGTGTGCTAGAGAAGCCACGTCTAAAGTACCACCAGTAGCGATTAGACCTTTAATACCATTAGCACCATCAACACTACCATGACCAGCTACAATAGCAGTATCAATAGCAACAGCGTGAGCTTTTGCAAGCTGCTTAGTAAGCTGTGGCAATAGTGATACAACTAGTTGCTCGTCTAAGTCGTTAGAAAGCGAAGTACCTGCAATCAAACGATAGGCTGAAACAGTAACGTCATCGAAAGAATAACCGTTTGCTGGAGTGCCATCATCGTTCAAAGAAGTAGCATCAGTGAAACCGCCTGTGTTAAACACAGCAGCTTTAGGTGTTTTAGCGATAGGAAGAACAGTTTTGCCTGAAGTTACAGCTAACTCATCAAAAAGACCGCCTAGTTGTTGTGCATAACTTACTTGCTCAATAAACTGATTAGAAATAATAGTGTTTAAGCCAGAAGCTGCATCTGCAACGTCAACGCCTGCTTTTTCCATAACGCCACGACCGTAGTCAGTGTCGAAACCTTTGTTAGTAACAGCACCTAAAAGTTTAGCATTTAGGAACTCTTTACCAAATGAACTTAGGTCACCTGATGATTTACGATCCGCAAAAGTTTTTTTGCTGTTTTGCATTGCTTCGATTTCAGCTTTCTTCTCTGTAAGCTCAGTACGGAAAGTTTCCATAACTTCTTGTAGAGAAGCGTCTTTTTCAGACATTTTAGCGTCAACGTCTGCCATAAGTTTTTCAACACCTGATTCGACACCAGAGTTTACTACGCTTTTAATTGATTCTGCTTCTAAAGCTTTCGCTTCAGATGCTTCTTGAGCTGCTTTAGCTTGTGCTTCTTCAGCTGCTTTTTGCTCGGCTTGCTTCATAGCAATCT